GGCTAAACGATAGGCGGGTTGATCTGGTTTTGAATTTGCTGATCAACAGCGGCTTCAGTTGCATCCTTATCAACGCCATTAGCCCAAATCCAACCAAGGACTTGCTCTTGAGTCAGTTGGTCGTAAGGAACAAAGGCAGAGCCTTCAGTCACGGCAAAACCGCAAGTGGAATAGACACTGCCAGTGTATTGACCGTCTACGCCGTTGCATTGCCAATGGGCGGTTACAACGTAGTCAGTACCCTCTGGAGTTTGCGGGAGGCAGTCAAGCTGCGAGATGTTCCAAGTGATGGTGGTCATGATGAGTCCTTTCAGGGGTTAAGATTTGGCGTAAGAGCCGTGATACAAAGATCGTGCTTCGGTTGCGACAAGGCCAGCCAACTCCAAGTCTTTGCAGTATTGCTGAACAACAGTCTTACCGTTCTTCATTACACGCACAACCCATGCTTTGCTGGCCTTGTGCCAAGAAACACCGGGATAACCTGATGTGTTGCTTGCTAAGGCGTTGCGGTTGCACTGATTTTCGCTGCGTGTAGCTGGTCGCAGATTCTCAATGCGGTTATCAGCACGGTCGCCATTGATGTGGTCAACCTCTGGAGGCAGATAGCCGTAATGCAGCATGAAGATCAGACGATGCGCCTTGTGAACCTTGCCACGCCATGTGATGTGCCGATAGCCCGTCTTGTGGATTGAGCCAGCAGGTTTGTCCATCATGTGCTGTTTGTTTGGATGGCTTACGCCTTTCCAATACAAGTACCCGTCACGGTACTCGAAGCAGTCTGCTACGTCTTGTTGGGTAATCATGCTGCCGCCAGTGTTGTCACTGTTCCAGATGAACCACGATACTTTAAAGCGCCAGCCTCGACATATAAAGTGCCGCCAGCAATGTTGCCTGTTGGCGCTGTGCCGTTGTAAATCACAATGGCTTTTGCGGCGCTAGTTGGGTCAGATGTACCGCCAAGCAACAAGTTACCAACAGCCGACAGGGTTAGCGCCTGAGTAAACGAGATGGCGTTACCTGCTGTGCCGGAGGGGGCGGTATACCACTGGAAAGAACCGCTTCCTGCTCCAACTTCAAACCTGTTAGCAGTTACACCAGTATTTGCATATCTAAATGAGCCGTTAAAGTAAGCATTTGAAAGCAGCACAAGAGCGTTTGATCCAAAGCCAGCTACGGCGTTGCCTGTTGCAGTTCCAAGCTCAAATGCTTTTCCTGTAGTCCAAGCACTCGGAGTAACCCCCAAGCCGAGGTTGCCGGAGGAGTCGAGGGTGAGCATCTGTGTCGTGCCAACACCAAAACCTAAAGACGTGCCAACAAGACCCAATGTTGCAGAAGCATCTACGTTGTTGGAAAGTTGAATAGTGCTGCTGTATCCAGCGCCGTTACTTTCAAAGCGAGCTGCAATGTTTCCTGCATAAACCGTTGATGTACCACTAGAGCGAACAGTAAGCCTGTTGGAAGGCGAACTCGTCCCAATACCCAGACCTGTGCTGGTCAGGCGCATTTGTTCGGAGCCACCAGCAACAAAAATCTGCGCGTTTCCGTAGGTATAAAGGTTTCCTGCGGTTGGTGATGTAACTTGTCCAAAATAGACATTGTTGTCAGAGCCAAGCGTCAGAAGCTGTTGGTCAACAGCACTGGCGTTCTTCATGTAGTAACCCTTGTTGTTTGCAAGGACTACTGAGCCCGTAGTGGAAAGATTCGTCCCATCAAACGTCAGCGCAGACCCAGTGGTCAGGACTTTGGAGCCGTTGAGGTAAGCCACGCCGTTGGCTGTGCCACCAGAAAGGGTGACAGTCCCCGAAGCAGACAGGTTCGTGAAGTCACCTGTGCTGCCGCCATCGACCTTCTGCCAGGCCGTGCCGTTGAAGATGATCCAGTCACCCACACCCCACAGTGTCTGGCCGTCAATGCTGGTGCTGCCAGCCACCGAGACGACGTAGTAGTCGCCCTTGTCGCCAGTGCCAGCGACAATCGTTGGGCTGTTGGTCGATGCGTTCCAAGTACCCACGTAATTGACTGCACCCAAGCCTGACAATGTGTTGATCTGGTTTTGCAAGCTGGTCAGTGTGTCCAGCACGCCCTGACTTGTGCCACCGCCGTTGGTGATCACCTTGATTTTCTCAGCCAGATCAGGGGCCACGACCTCACCCACGTTGATCTCGCGGCCAGACGACAGGCTGATGATCAGGCTGCCGTCAAAGTCGATGTGCGCGTCTGTGACGGACACGCCGTCCTCACCGTCACGGCCGTCCATGCCGCGTGCTCCGTCCATGCCGCGTGGGCCTGGCGCGCCGTCGCGGCCGTTGCGACCGTCCTTGCCGTCGCGGCCGTCCTTGCCGTCGATGCCGTTGCGGCCGTCCTTGATCGTGGCCACACGCTTTTCAATGACCGTGGTCACGCCGTCGTACTTGTCTTGCAGGTCGGACTCGATTTTCTTGAGCGCCTGGATCACCAACTGCACGTTCTCGGCAGCCTTGCGCTGCTGCATGGCCTTGATCTCAGAGACCGAGTTGCTGACAGAGTTGAACAGGTTGTCGGCGATGCTATCGACTGCCGCGCCTTCAAAAATTTTATCGATTGCCATTTTTCAACTCCGTATTCAAGGTTTCAAGGAAGTCGTTTTCCACATCCACAACATTGTTCTTTGCATTGTTCATCTGCAACTCAACAATCTTGCTCTTGTTCTTGATGTCAGCTTCCTTGAGCATCAATTCAGCGATCTTGACCCGCTTGTCGAACTCGTTGGACTCGTTGCCCGATGGCAAATTTTTCGTTGTTGCCGAGATCACCTTGGCCTGCACCTCTTGAGGCATGAGCTGCGCCTCGGTCAGCAGCTTGGTCGCCTCTGCCCGGTTCTGCTCGGCCTGCGTGGTCTGTACCGCGATCTGCGCCTGAGCCGCTTGCAGTGCCAACTGCTGCTGCACCTCTTGCATCTGCTTGGCCTGTGGGTCTGGCTGACTCATCTGGTCGAGCGCGCCCATCAGTTCGAGTCGGTTAGACAGGCTCGAGTTGTTCAAGATGCCCTTCAAGATCAGCGGCAGCACTGGAGTGTTCGGACCCAGTGTCTGCAACAGACCAATGAACTGCTGCTGCTCGTACTCGCGGGCAATGATGCCCAGCGTCGCTGTCGGGATGAACCGCATGTCCACGCTTGGGTAGCGCTCAGGGTCGAACTGCATGTAGCGGAACGACGCTTTTTGGATGAACGGGATCAGGAAGTCTTCTTGGAAGTTGACCAGCGTGCGCTTGTACTTCTTGATGATCGTGGCCACGGCCATGCTCATGCCCGCGCCGTCGCGGTTGGCCTGACTGACCATGCCTTGGCTGTCCAGCGTGCCAGTGGCTTGCAGCAGCATCCGCTCGAACTCTTTGGCCGTGTTCAGGTTGTTCAGACTCGTCTCGCCGAACTTGAACGGGTACAGAATCTCCGCTGGGTTGCCGTTAACCATGAACGCTTTGCCCGGCTTGACCTCGAACCGCGCCCCACGCGGCAGCCGCGTCGCGTCCATGCCCATCATGGGCGAGGTCGTGAGGGCCAGCGAATCTAAGTGCGACCTGACTTGAGCGTCGATCGCCTTTTGCATGTTGTAAGACTTCTCCACTGTGCCACGGCCAAGCAGTCGGTTGGGCACGGTGTCGTCTTGGTACGCCAGGACCGGGCGGTCCTTCATCATGTACGGGTTCTCTTCGGCTTTGAGCAGCAGACCGTCGTTGGCGATCACAACAATCGCCTCGACCATGTCCGTGTAGTCCTCAGCCGCCGAGTCGTCGGGGAACAGCACCGCGACTTCTTCGTCTTTAGGTGTCAGGTACTCGCGTGGCACCAGGCCGTAGTACGTCAGCAGCAGCACCTTCTCGTCGCGGTACTGACTGAGCTCCTGCGTCGGCTCCAGATCGGTGTCTTCATACGTCGGGGTGATGTTCACCTTGCGGTAAATACCCTTTTCGATGCCTTCAACGATCTTGTGGATGCCCACATACTTCTCGATCGCCACGCCCATGCAGTCATCCACAGACGTGCCGTTGGGGTCGAACAAGAAATTCTTGGGGTTGACCGGCATGATCTTGACCGCGATGCGGTTTTTCTCCACCACACCGATGGCCGCCTGGCCGGGCTGCCCTGGGATCGGCTGCGTGGCCGGTTCGAAGATTTTTTCCGTCTTGACGACGATCTCGCCGATGCCAGTGCCGTAAATCTCGGCCATCAGCTCGATCTGATCGATCGATTTTCGGATTTTGTCCTGCTTGAAGTCCTCCATGAGCTGCCGCTTGAGCACTTCAACGTCCAACGGGTCGCCGTTGACGTCTTTGAGGTCGTCTTCAATGTCGAAAAAGTCGCCTTGGCCGAAGATAGCTTCCATGATCTCCGCGTGCCGAGTCTCCACCGCCTGCTGGGTGGCCGGCGTCACGATTCGTGAGCGCTCAGACTCTCGCGTTTTGTCTTCAGACGCCCACTCACCCCTGAAAATACGCTCGTATTCAAGGTAATCTTCCAAGAAGTTCGTGTTGCGGTACTCTCGCCAGCGGTCGCAATGATCAACGACGAAAGCCGTCAGCTCCTTGTCGTTCTCTGTCGGCTCGTCGAACTCATTTTGATCCATATCAGACCCCCGATATTACGTCCATAGGCGCCCACGAATTATCGTCGTCATCTTCTTGGAAATACGACGTCACCGCAAGTTGGTCAATGTAGGACAGTGCGTCGCAATTATGAACCAAAATTCCGTTGGCGTAATAGCTGTGGGCGTGCTCAACGGTTAGATTGTAGACGCTTTGCCTTTGCTTCAGGGGTGTAATAGTCTGGGTGCTCTTTTCGCCAATTCTTTGCAGAGCATTTGCCGCCGCAGAAATATACCTTTGTCGTCTTGAGAGATTCGAAGACGACGCCGCACTCTTTGCAAGTGTGCTCGACGGGTTTTCGGCTTGCCCAGGCTGAATGACCGTTCGCTTTGTGCCAAGCCAAGCCTCCTGGAGATGAGTGCCAAGCCTTTGCCATGTGGTTGATTGAGGCCAAGTGCGCCAGTTGCTCAGGCCGTTTTGCGTTTGCGCTGCGCTGTTCAGCATGCTCGTCACCATGTGCAGCGACGCTGAGACACTCCAAGTTGGAGATGTCGTTGTTTGAAAAATTACCGTCTTTGTGGTGGATGTGGTGCCCTGCGGGGATAGCTCCGTTGTGAAACTCCCAGACATGCCTGTGCAGTAAGCCACCACCGGCTTTGGTGAAATACCTCCGATGAGCCAGTTTTTTAGC